CTAGATGGTATGTTATGCAAACACCATTTTAGCAAGAACGGACAGGTCTTTTTTCACATTTTCTGGGTGGTAACTTTAATTATGCAATCTAGGCAGGTTATATTCAACGTGAGTACTTGCCTGAGGAAAATGAGCAAAAGTTCTTTACTATGACTCCTCCAGGTGTGAATCCAGATGCCGTCACTAAGGAGTTCATCTCGATTACCAACAAAATCGAGATTAGAACATATAGTGACATAGTTATAGTTCAAAGCAAATTGCAAGATTATGTGGCAGAAATCGATTCGGGAAAATCAGTTAATACACATAAGATGGGGATGGGGGCGAGGATAGACGGAATCAACGGAAGATTTAAAGAATGGTCCTCTGGTAATTAAACTACCCGAGTTTTTAGACTCGGCCGGGGATCAATGCCCAGAGATTTCGGGTGGGAAAGTTGATATTATTTGGCTTTGACGCTTCGGCGTCTTTTTATTTACACGAGCACTCCGCCAAACGGTGAGGTGCTATTTTTATGCGACGGATTTACAATTCAAGTGCAACAAACTAGTCAAATAGAAAAGACTCATCGCCTGAGTCCTTGTAAAATGGAATCACCACAAGACCAACTACAAGGAGAACTCGACTATGAGTCCGTACACCCATCTTACCTTAATAGACCGTGAATCGATACTGCTTGGTATCTCTACAGGCAAAACTCTTGATACCATCGCCAAAGAGATAGGTCGTTCCAAGAGTACAGTCAGCCGTGAAATTGCACGTAACGGCGGCTGGCGGAGCTATTCGGCAGCCACCGCTCAGGACCGCTACCGGCGGGTTCGCTTGGCTAGCAGGCGTCCTCGGATCCTCGATCGACCGGGGACTCGTGACGCTGTCATTCGATATATCACGGTGCTACATTGGTCGCCTGAGCAGATTGCCGGTCGCTTGTCACTAGAAGGCAGTCCTATTCGCATCAGCTATTCGACTATCTACAGAGGTATCTACCTAGATAATCTCGGCGTTCCATTGAAGAGCCATGGTGCTCGCGGGCTACCAAGGCTGCTTCGACACCGAGGCAAGACGCGCAAAATCAAAGGCACCATAAATGAACGCCGGGGGCGCTTCAATGACTTGCCATCAATTCACGACCGACCCCGGTCGGCAGAAAATCGCAGCTGGGTTGGTCACTGGGAAGGCGATACAGTACGCGGTAAAACAGGACACTCTGCATTAGTAACATTAGTTGATCGTAAATCACGCTATCTGCTTTCGAAGCGAACGGCCAACGCAAAAGCTGACACTGTTAGAGACGTCATGATTGAGCTGCTTGGTGCCTTACCAGCTAACCGAGTAAGAACAGTGACTCCTGACCGTGGAAGGGAGTTTGCCCGGTACAGGGAGCTGGCAGAACGCCTGAATACAAAGGTCTTCTTTCCTGACCCACACGCGCCTCAACAACGAGGAACTAACGAAAACACCAACGGACTGATTAGAGAATACTTTCCCAAGAACACAGACCTAGACCTTCAGAGCGACCAGGAAATTGAGACTTACATTGAACAACTGAATAATCGACCACGCAAGGTCTTAGGCTGGAAGACGCCATCAGAAGTCTTCATGGGTAAAAAGTTGCACTTGAGTTGACAATTCGTCGCAACAAAAAACCTCCAGCTACCCAGGCTGAAGGCATGCATGAGGGAAGTAAATGTGATTGCAAGGGTGGCTTGCCTTGCACGATCAGTATAGCAGATGAGTTTATCAAATACGTAAAGCTCTGGTACCGGATTTGTACAGGTTTAAAAAAGCAACAAAAAAGCCGACACTTTGCCGGCCAGTTAATTAGTCTTTTTTATCTGTGCTGAGCTTGCTTTTCACATCATCTACTGTGTCTTTAACAGCATCTTTGGCATCATCAAGCTTTTCCTTGGCTTTACCAAGTATGCCTTCTGCTTTGCCCTGTGTTTCGCGAGCTTTATCACCTGTTACTTTGCCTTCAACTTCTTTTGCTTTACCGGAGATCTTGTCCTTGGTGCTGTCGACTTTACCATCTAAACTCATAGATATTACCTCCTTTTAACATCAATTATCATATAAGCTTATACAAAGTGCAACAAAAAAGCCCTCAGAGACCAGTCCAAGGGCCAAAAGGATGAAAAAACGAAACGTATGTGTGAATAGTAGCAATTGACTTGGAGGAGAACGGCTACTGCTCACGACTTCATAATAGCACATTCCTTGTATAAGTATACTAAAAAAGCCCTCGGTTGGGGGCCGAGAGCTAGAAGATTAGGGTAGTACCGAGGAGTGAAAATGAGTATTTATCTGGAACAATTTAATTTTAGCTTATTGAAATCTTTTAAGCAACAAAAAAGCTCTCGGGGCCGAATCCGAGAGCCACAGGAACAACGGAAGTTCTTTATCAGAAAGTAGAGCAGCGTCATCAAACTGCTCACGGCCATTATATTTCGGGAGGCGAGTAGATGCAATGGACAGATGAACAGATCGGTGACATTAGGAAGCTCGCCTCTGAAGGCTTTACAAGACGCGAGACAGCCGACAAACTTGGAATTAGCTATGATGCGCTTCAGGGAAAAGCAAGACGGCTTGGGATCGAGTTCCAGAAGCCACTGAAAAATGAATACGATTCAGACGGCACAAATAGGGAGACACCGTCCGCTGACAAAAAAGTCGCTCTTAATGCTGATGGTAGTCAAACAGTCACGGCCTTAATGAGACTCAAGCATGAGCCAAATAAAGACCCACGAACTTTGATGGAGTTGTGTGGATACGATCCTGATAAGTTCGAGATGGTCTTAGGCGACTACAAAGTGTATGAGCAGCATAGTACCGAAGACGGCATAGTTCCGCAGTATAGCATTCATATTCGCGTAAAGCCGAAACAAGGCTTATCGATAAATGAAATGGCTGAAGCGTTCAACGACAAAATCATTCCGGTCAATTACGGCATGAAGAAATCGGGCGATCGCAACTTAGTCATCCCATTGCCTGACCTGCATTTTGGCTGGACAACATTCGCCGATCTAAAAGACATGGTGAGTCAACTTAGAGAGATAATCATGGACAGCTACAACGAGATTGTGATCGAGCAATTGGGAGATCTATTCCATAGTGATCAGATTCATGTAACACAAACGGTTAGAGGAACGCAACTAGATCACGCAAACATGCGTCAGGCATTCCATGATGCTGTGAAGTTGTTTGATCAGATTATTCCGCTGGCAATTGAATATAGCAATCACGTCTCAATGACAGCAATTTGGCAACCGACTGGCGCTGTGCATACTTGCTAGGGCATGTTGGCATTATGCTCGCACACGGAGATGTAGCCAAGAACAAACTGACAGGACTTTTTCCATTTGAGTACAAAAAGATATTCAATATGGCAAAAACATACGAACTTCACTCAGGCCACTATCATAGCGAGCGGTTTAAAGATGATCGTGGCATTATGTGGCGCCAGCTTGGAACAGCAAAGCCAAATGATCCCTATGAGATTAAGAATGGCTTCACCACGGGCAAACATCTGCTGTATGCGTTCGTTTATGACGACACGCGATTGAGATGTACTTATGAACTCAACTAATGCGATGAAGCGAGTCGGGTACGGATATGTAAGCCACACAGAGCAAGCAATCATTGAGAAACTATCGAGAGAAGAGAAACACATGCAAGCAATCATCTACACAAAGCCACACTGCCAAAAGTGTCGGCGAACAGTATTCAAGCTGTCACGAGTCATGCCAGTGCAAACCATCACAGCAGACGCGGACGACTACGAGCGGTTCCGCAAGCTAGGCTATCGTTCAATGCCAGTCGTAACAATCTACGAAGCAGACGGCACACACGATGAATGGTGCGATTTAAGGGTTGATAAGATCAAGCAGTACACGGAGGGAAACATATAAACGGAAAATTAATTTACTTGGTTGATAAGGATGAGTATATATTCATAACAACTATTAATTGGCAAGAATGTCAATGGCTCCTATGCTGTAATTACGGACAAAAATAGTTTGTGCGATAATTGACAGATGAGGAATATTTTATGACCAATACAGCTATTCGCTACACCCCCGAATTTAAGCAAACCTTGATTGATCTTCATGAAAAAGGACACTCATTCAAAGAACTACATGAAGAATACGGTCCTTCCTTAGACACTATTCGCAAATGGGTTCAGGCGGCCACTGTCATTGCCATTGATCATCAAGGTACTGCTGTGACCAACGAACAGTTCAAGCAACTTCAAAAAGAAAATCGCCGTTTGAGGGAAGAACTCGATATTTTAAAACGAGCGGCGGTGTTGCTGGCAAAGCGTTGGATATACTCCTTTTTGGGTAGACAAGCAAATAATTAAAGCTTGTCTTCCTAGGGAGGAGTTTTTGTATGGGCCGAAAGGGTTCCAGATACACGCTGGAGGAGAAATTATTCTATATTGGTCTGGTTCGTGAGGGTGGCTGGGCACCTTGGGCTGTCCAGCGAGAATATGGTGTTAGGCATAATCAGGTTCGACAATGGCTTGAACGCTTTGAAGCAACCGGTGTAGACGGCCTCAAACCCAGAAGCGTTCATCAGAAGTATGCTGAGGAGTTCAAATTAGAGATTGTTCAGAAATATCTTGCGGGGCATACATCGTACCCAGTACTAGCCCGAGAATATGGTATCCCCGACAATAGCGTTATTGTTCGGTGGGTTTCCCTGTATACTAGTGGTCAACCATTACAAACCACTGGGAGGGCCAGACCAATGAAGGACGGACGCAAAACCACACAGATTGAACGTATCGAGATTGCACAATGGACCATTGCCAATGACTACAACTACGGCGCAGCGATGCAGCAATTCAAGATCTCCTACGGGCAGGTATACGCCTGGGTCAAGAAGTTCAAGCAAGGCGGCGAATCTGCCTTGGAAGATCGGCGTGGCAAGGCCAAGAAAGACAATGGGCAACTGACTGAGATCGAGCGTCTGAAGCTCGAAAATAAGCGACTACAAGCGCGACTGGTCCATGTGTCAACGGAGGCGGCAGTACTAAAAAAACTCCAGGAATTGGAAAGAAGGAATGCCGGTCAGACGAACAATATCAGACCATTCAACAACTTGCACAAGAAGTGAACCCAGACGCAGGCAAGCTCTACGGTATTAGCAAGGCTTGCCGGATGATGGGCGTCTCAAGAGCAGCCTACTACAAGTGGACACATCGTAAAGTGACCGTCCATGAGCAGGAGAATCAGGCCATCCGGGACTACATCATTGAGCTCGAAGAGAAGAATCACTACGTCTTCGGCGTTAAACGGCTCATGACGTACATCAACGCGGAGACGCAATACCACGTGAGTCACGGCCGAGTTCGCCGAATCATGCGGTTGGCAGGTATCCGCGCCTCCATTCGTGTGGCAAAGCGTGACCGTCAAGTGGAGAAGAAGGCGTTTCTCCTCGTCAATAAGCTCTACACCGTCAACATGGGGCACGCCTTCCACCCAGTCGCTCCTAACGTAGTCTGGGTGACCGACTGCTCAGAGATCACCTACGGCAAGGACAACAAACAGAGGCTACGGCTAAGCGCCGTAAAGGATCTTCATGACCACAGCGTGATTGCTTGGTGCGTAGCACCGACAGAGACGGCTGATTTGGCTACTAAAACAATGAAACTGGCCATCGAGAATAACGATGGTATCAAGCCTGATACCGTACACAGTGATCAGGGCACGGCTTATACAAGTAGCACCTATAACACGTTCCTGGCGGGCGAAGGTATCACGCACAGCATGTCACGACCCGGGACACCAGGTGATAACAGCCCGATGGAGAGCTTGTGGCGTCACCTCAAGATCGAGAGATTTTCCTTTGAGCACTGCTTATCGGAACTAGAAATGATGAAGCGTATTGAGGCGGCAATCAACTGGTATAACAACGAACGCCGCCAAGAAACACTAAACGGCATGACCCCGATGACATACCGGAATCATGCCGTAAAGAAAACTGCATAGGCACTTTAATTATTTTACCTGTCTACTTGACGCGGACCAGCGCCGTTGATTCATAGCGGCCGAAAGGCCGCTCTTTTTATGATTCAAGATCAATTGAGCCGGGGGCACCGCATCACAGTTATTCTCCGAGCGTTACGGATCCCTTCGAGTACCTACTATGACTGGTTAAAGTGGCATCCTAAGTCACGAAATCGCCGCCGAATTAAGCTTAAAGAGCTGGTTCAGGTTCTTTGGCAACGTCGAAAATTTTACGGATACGTGCGGATTGCTAAACGCATTCGTAAATTACTTAAATGCCGCTTAAGTGACCGCACGATTTGGAAAGTCATGCGTGAATTGGGGATTCAATCGACAATGTATCGTAAACGCTCTAAAAAGCCTACCACAACCACTGACATGCCACAAAAACCTAATTTAATGCGACACCTAGCTGACTTGTCTGAGGTCGTGACCACCGATATCACCTATATTCAACTGATCAACCCAAAATGGGTTTACCTTGCAACAGCGTATGATCCAAAAGCGAGAAAAGTCTTAGCTTGGCAAGTGGGTCAACAGATGACACAAGACCTCGCGGTCGCACCGATTCAAGCGTTAATTCACCAAGGTTATACTTTTAAGATGGTGCATAGCGATATGGGTAGTCAATATACCAGTCGTTTATTTGAGACAACATTGACAGATGCGCACCTGCGTCACTCATATTCGCGCAAAGGCAAACCGGCTGATAACGGGCGGATCGAAGCCTACCATTCGCTATTGAAACGAGAATGGGTCCGGCTGGATCAGATCAACTATGAATCAATTCTAGACGTCACTGAATCCATTGCTCGTTACAACACCTTCTACAATCATGATCGCGAGACCAACGGTCGCGGTGCTTGCAAAAGAAAGTCAGCAGCTGCATAAGTAACCTTTCAATAGGCGCACAGCCCTGGGGAAAGACCAGATGCCAGGGCTTGTTTGTAGTCTCTCTTGCACGTTAAACAAGATTAAACGCTGATAAAAGATCTGATAATGCGTGAATTTAAGTGACAACCATACGCATTCGGCAGAACCGGACAATTTTTGTCCGGACCATTGACATTCTTGCCCTTTGTCAGGTTACTAAGGAACGACCCTCAACATTGGTGCGTCGGTTGATTGCTACTGAGAAAAGACTTTATGATTCAGGCTTTTTACCGTCCTACAATTCAAAAATTGAAAAGTGA